GAGACAGAGACCACGGTATGACCTTCACTATGAATAGAGTCGATGACGTTAATATGTTTAACTCCTTCAGCTTAGCTTATGACTATTTTAATGAAATGAATTGGATATAACAACTAAATATAAAGACTATGTACACAACCCTAGTAGTAAATAACGACAGATACCTAATTAACACAATGGTATGCGACCTATCACAAGACAAAGCCTGTGAGACTATCTTACAAGACTACCCCTCTGACGCAGATATTCACTTTGAAATACCTACAAAAGAGGATATAGTATAATTGTTGATAACTAGAGGTAACTTCTTAGGTTTTTAATTTTGGATTAACTACCTTGTAACTTCATTACTGTTTCAGATACTAAGAAAAGGTTTCTACAACATCTCCACTACTTCCGATAAGGCTACCTACCATATCTAAAGTAATCGTACTATTAGGAGCTATTGACGTATGAGAAATCTCTCCTGAGGTCGCATCTACATAAGTAAGATAAACTGTGTCAGTATTACTTTCATTTTCTAAGCTTCTTGTGTCTGTAGTAAATTGCTCTAGTTTAGAGTTTCCTACTAAGATTAAATCTAGCTCAGTAACTCCTGATAGGTAATTGGTCTCTATAGCATTAATATTATAGAACTTATTACTTATCCTTAAAGTGTCCGATAGCTTGAGTAGTAAAAGCTTAGATTGTGGAATACGAGTCTTAAACTTAACCTTACGCTTATCTTCGTCAAACATTAAGGCTGTAGTACCTCTATAAAAACTATTCCATAGACCATTGCCATTCATATCAAAGCCATAGCGATACTCTGAGAGCTCTTCTCCAAAATATAGTCCTACGTCACCAAAGAAACCTACGGGGCTACCCTGCGCTCTTTGATGCACATTAGACGGCATTGTATAAGATGCGCTACCACTAGCTGATAGGTTACCATAAAAAGCAATACTAGATATACTCCCTGTCGTAGTGTCAGGTGTACATATATAAGTAAACATAGGCTTGATAGATTGCTCTGTGCCTCCTACATCACTAAATAAGGCATAACATACTCTAAAGTCAGAGCCATCATCTAAATCATCTATAGGCTCTAAAGGTGACCTTTGGTTTTTGATATCTAGCTTATATGTGCTACCTGATAGCTTAACTCCTGTCCTACCTACTAAGTCATATTTAATAGACCCATAGTTTCTACCATTTACAGCCTTATATCCTTGCTCTAGAGCTAATTGTGGCTCTTCAAACTGCATTAATAAACTAGAGAATAAGTTGGGCCTGTTCACATCGTATGCGCTTACATCTACATACTCTGTAACGTCCTTAACTTCCCCTTCACTCATAAAGTGGTCATAGTGTTTAGTAGATACATTTAAGTCAGCGTCAACCTCAGCGATTATATTGAACATCTTGAAAATAGAGCTTAAAAACTCCATTACACCCATATCAGGTATATTTCCTTGTGCATTGTAAGTTCCTGCTGTACCAATAGAAGCCGATGCTGTCATAGTCCTTGCAGGTTTAACTACCCAAGTCTTAAACCTTAGTGAGCCAATTGTAGTATACTCTCTATCAAATTGAACTATTCTTACTTGAATATCTACTGTGTTAGATGTGTCATTCTCTACCTCTACTTGAAATATTCTAGATGCTTGACTTCCGTAAACAACAATAGGGTCTGTAAAATCTCCTGTAGTACTTACTTCTCTTACTACATTACCACCCATTATAAGCTTTATGTTAGCGTTACCTGAGAACGTACCCTTAATAGTTACATAGAATCTCCTCTCTACCCCTAGGTTAACGCTTTCGGCTGTAGGGTCGTATATAAAACCATTAGTAACAGGTAAAAAGTCAGCACTAGCTGTGCCTGTGTATGCGTACCCTGTTGCTGTGGCCTTCAGTAGTTCTCCTGAGCGTTGTTTATCTGTTTGATGTAGCCAAAGGTATAAGTCCCTTACATAGTCAGCTTGCAGTATTCCTGTAAAATTAAAGCTGTATTTTGATTCTATTTTATCTAGAATAGCACCTACAGATAAAGCACCTACTAAGTCCTCTTCTCTAAGGCCATAATCTACAAATGAGCTACCTGTAGAAAAGGCTATATTTCTAGCGTTCTCTACGCCTAAACTAGCTGTGCCACTATCTGCTAATAACCTCTCTTTTCTGCTCGCTATAGGAAACATTAAACTTCTTTTAGTAGTGTTTTGTACCTCAGCCTTAAAGTCAAAGCTGCCATTGTATAAGCTAGTGAAATCTAACTCATTAATTTTGTCTTTACCAATCTGTCTAGATAGCTCTGATAGTTTACCTATAAAAGTTACCTTGTAGTGTATAGCGATTCCGTTCTCAATACGTGCTCCATCTACTCTTACATTACCTACCTTGTAAGTTCTGTTATTCATTAAGATTTTAGCAGGTATAAGCTCTCTAGAATCTACACTATTTTGTATATCCACGTTATAGTAGTGCTTAAAAACCTTGTTATTCTGCTTACTAGCGGGAAGCGTAAAGCTCCTAGAAAAGTCCGTAAATAACTTCTTAGGGTCATTCATATCCTTAACTACAGACTTTATAGAAATGCCTTCATCTGAAAACATATCTAATAAGTCTAAGTTGTCTCCTACTACTATCTTAATTGGTATATTCATTATCGTATAGTATTAATATAATCTCTAGCTACTTCTAATTTAAAAGTGTATTGTATCAACCTGTCATTTAAGTGATTCTTTTTAGCTATTTTCTTGTCTAATATAGTGACAGGAACTAAGCTGCTAGATATGTGAGGAATCGAGGCCCAAACATACTCACTCAACATAAGCTCTTCTAACTGCTTAACATAGTACTCATTAATATAATCAGTATTAATAGTAAAAGATTGCTTAGAAGCCTTTACAATCTTCCTAGAGGCGTGTTGTACGTTGATATTACTCAGTGAGCCGTAATTTAGTACATTTCTTTTAAATGATTCAGATGTAGATGTTATATCTTCTGTATGTTTTAGAGTAAAAGCAAATGAATTCTTTGCTCCGTACTTATTAACATAATTTAACATAACAGGTCTACTTAATTCAGCATTATAATACTGAGGTCTTGTATACGTAAACGTATCTTCAGGCAAAGGCGTATTGTACTTATTGCAATCAAAAAGGTCGTGGTATAATGTTGAGGTTTCCCCGTCCAAATCAAAGTCTACAGATACCGTGTCCTCTGTTAGTAATATTGTCTGTATAATAGTGTTAGAGCTACCAACTAAAACAGGTGTATATTGATAGGTTGAGCTTGTGCCGTCTTTGTAGTTCTCTGTTACTATCCAATCCGTAAAATTAGTTGCGTTAGTCATAACCTGAGCTATTGAGGTCTCTCCTGCCGCTCCTGTTAGCCTATAGTTTCCGTACATGTCTTTAGGTAGCATCACAAAGCTATCTATAAACGCATCCTTTGACGTCTGAGCTAATTCTGTGTGAATAGTGTAGCCTTCTGCAGCTAGATAAGTTACATCTATCCTAGGACTACCTGTATAGTCCCCTATGCTAGTCTCTACCCAAGCAGTGTTTAAAGCATATATAGAATCCCCTTGCTCACAGTAGTCTCTGACAAGTTCTGAAATCTCAAAGATAGCCTTTCCGTCCACAGCTTCCTTTTCTAGAGTATATGTAGCTGCGTTAGGTCTGTTAGACGTAGGGCTGCCTCTCCAAACTCTTACATTAAGTTGTATCACCTTCTCTGTTGTGTCGTGCTCTACATAAAAAGGGCTTCTTACGTTAATTTGTCTATATGCCATTATTTTCTTATTTGTTTAGCCTTTTGAGCCTTCTTTAATTGTTTTTCTATTTTGTTAGCGAAATTAGTTGCTATATCGTCTGCTATTGCTTTGTGGTATTCCATCCACATACTCTTATTTCTTTTCTGTAAAGGCTTACTAAAGAAGTGAGATGCCTTAATACCCTTCTCGTATATTGACCTAGCTATAATGAAAGCTAATCTATCAGATATACCCTTCTTTTTACACCACTTCTTAATAGGCCCTACAGGTACACTCTTTTTACCATTCCTGAACTTATTAGGGCTATTCCTATTTTCTAGATAGTTACTCTTAGAGCCTCTTACACCTTCATCTATAAACTTACCGTGTTGAGCCATCTCAAATGTCAAAGAAGGCATTACAGACCCCCCTGTGAAGCGTCCTTTAATACTTCTATTCATCTTGGCGGTTACATACCCTTTAATAGAGCCGTGTAGCTTACCGCTAGACTTATAAGATTGCTTCTTACCTCTAACCATTCTACCCTTAGATATATTGCGCTTAGATTGAGATACAACGTATTTCTTGTAACGCTCAAGTACTCGCCTAGCCTTAGGGTATGTAGATGTATTTTTAAGGTTTAACAAAGGTCTAATGTATTTCTAATTGCTATAGTCATATCTAAGCCAACACCTGCCAACTTGTCTTCAAATCGCTCACTAAAGAACTCTAGGCTCACATCATCTTGCTCTAATTGAAAGCCATCTGAATATAAGTCTCCTCTCATAAGTTCTTGTACTGTTTTAGTAGCTGCAGCAAACATAGAATTTAACACAAAGTGCTCATTGTCATTACCATAGAATTGGTCTGTCTGTTCTTGCTTTTGTTCGTCTACAATATCTAAGAATAAGATGCTGAGGTCTACATAAGCTACACCCTCTCCTATTCTAGCTGAGGCCATACCTACGTGAGCTAAAGGGAAGATGTTTTTCTTAAGTAAATCTACTTCAAACAAGTCTCCAAAGGTTACCTGATTAATTAGAGCGTTACTCTGTAGCTCTTCTTTGATTGCGTCTGTTAATTTAAATATATTATTCATTATCTATTTTTTCTATATTGTGCTCTTTCTATTTCTGATTTTTCCTTCTCGAATTCTAAGAAGAGTAAAGCTTCTAAATGGTTGAGTTCTGTTACTGTTCTAAACTTTGTTGCATCACCTGAGCATAAAGCATAGAGAGAGTTAAACCACCCGTATTTTTTTGAGAATTGAGCTTCTCTACTATAATCTTCGTCTCCTGAGCCTTCTCCTGTGAATAACCCTTTAAATCCGTTTGTAACTCTTTCACGATATTGTAAAAAAAAACAATGGCCGCTGAAATAACTCCTAAGGGCGCTCCCTTCATTAAGTGGTGCATATCTGTAGAGGCCTCATAGCCGTCTATAGTGTATAGCTCCCCAAACTCCTTAACAACAGGTCTAAACATAACAGCCGCAGCCTTGTGAAAGCTCTTACTATCTGCAAGGCCCTCTTCTAAGTCTATAAACTCTCCTAGAGATATAGCCTGTAGGTCAGGTATAAAACCGTATTTAACGCCTTCTAGCTCGAATCTATTAGTAAAGGGTATGTTACCATTCAAAACCTCTATAACCTCGTTAGAGATGCTCTCAGCATCCTTTAAGCGCATCTTAGATACTTTGGCTATGTCTACACCACAAAATATCTCTATAGTCTTAAACATAAAGAACTCTTTGTCTTGCTCTTCTGTGTTTATCTTAGCAAATCTTTGGTATTGCTCTAGTGTAATGTCATTAATATGTGTAGGTACTGAAATCTTCATAAGGTCTCTTTATTTAAAAACATTGTAGAGGTTAAAATGAAGTAAACAGAAAATAAATTAAAATAAGTTTGGAGTGTATATATATTTATATGTATCTTTGTCACGGTGCAATAAAGTCAACGGCAAAACAGGGCATAAAAAAAGAGGTCACCACTACGGCAACCCCCTTCAAACAAAAACAAAACAAATATTAAAAAGACAGGTAGCCTCCGTGATAACCGTCAACGACCAAGTATATAATTAAGTGGATAACTCCTGTCCTTATCTTTAATGCTTTAGAGCTACTTTAAGAGTTGATAGGTCATCTGCTGAACTCCAAAGCCCTGCTTATCACATAGCCATTGCCAAATGTGGTCTACTAACTCTTTATCTGTAAGCCCCTCTGTGTCCTTAAAGATAGTCTCTAAGTGATTTAAGGCGTGTAAGTACCCTTCTGTGTGCTCTTTTACATTTGAAGCCATCTCACGGGCTTTGTATAGTTTCTCTAGGTTGTCTGTGTTATTCATAGTTTAGGTTTTTATTGGTTAGTTATTAGATGTTTTTTAAAGATGCCTCTATAATCGTTAAGGCGTCCTCTTGTGTAGCTCCGAATTTTTCCTGAATAGTTCCACATAGTGCAAATGTGAATCTGTCCTCAGCTAAGCCCTGAGCTAACATATTTTTTAATACTGATTGTGTGAAGTTTAATGCTTTTGCGATTTGTAAGAATGTCATAATGTTTGTTTTAGTGGTTGTTATTATTTACACTACAAAGATACAAACCTTTATTAGTTAAACCTGAGCTTTTTTAATCTTTTTTTAAATTAATTTGTAACTACTTAACAACTAGGGTGCTAACGTCTAAGTTTTCTTTGCCTATATCTTTGGTCTAGTATTCTTTTTGCCCTCTGTAGGTGCTTATTGTTAAACCAAGTGAAATGCAATAGAATATGTTCTAGCTCCATAGTAGTACATCTGTTGAGGTCTTTATCTGTCATTATATATCGTTGTCTTTTTTAAAATTCCACCCCTCAGTCCATCCCTCAGGTATCTTTTTTGTGCTTAGTATTGTCTTATTGTTAAGCCCATCAGTTATATAGGTTAATCTGTTGCCTTCTAGATACCATTTTCTTTTCTTTGCTATATATTGTTCTTTTGTCATATAGTTCTCTTATTATAGTAGTGCATATATATTTCACAGACCTTCTCTGAAAACTCGTGCTGTTTGTAAACTTCCTTACCCTGATGCTTAGCGTTACCTATCTCGATAACTAAGCGTACCTTAGGCAGGTTTCTAGTTTTCTTACCTACCTTATGGGTATAGTTCTCATTTGTCAGGACAGGGTACACCCTGAGGTGCTCCCCTTTCAAGGCCCATGACATTGCTTCTAAGCACTCCATTACTTTTGGCTTAATCTAGTGGCCTCTATACGTCCGTTCTTATAATGCTTAACTAAAAGCTGTGTTTTAAGTTTAACTACCTTATATGGTCTTATAGATAGTCCTATTAGTAATCTGTTGTAAAGTTTAATCATTCTTTTGTAATTTAAGGGTTAGTAATCTATTCTCCATTGTCAATCTCTCTACCTCTTCTCTGAGGGCTACTATAGCCATTTCTTGATAGTCTAGTAGTAATTCAGTTTGTTCGCTCATATGATTTGTTTTTTGTAAAGATACGCATAACATAACGTAACTACCAAACATTTTAGCAACTATTTTTAAAATAAATGCAAACTAATTTGTAACGTGCTGAGATGTAGTGACTTAAGAGGTAATCTTTTTTAAGATAAAAAGTACTTTCCTGCGTTTGGATTGCTTAGACAGTAAGATATGTAATAACGACAGCCATCTAATAAGTGATTGTAATCATCTACAGCTATCTCTTTGCCCTCTTTCCACGTATAGTTATTAAGCTCTGTAATTAAGTTCCTAGAGCCTTTGTGGATATATAGCTTATACTCCTGCATTAATGCAATACCTAAGTTAATAGAGCCCTGTCCTTTAATGCTAGGCTTTATGTTAAGGCCATAGTTCTGCTTAAGCTCGTGCAATAGTCTAGGCTCTGCTGAGTCTCCTATAGTAAGTGTGTCTCTACCTTGTTTTAATAACCTAGCAGCTATATCGGATGTAGTTAATCCTTGAGCGTATACTATCTCCTTAATGTATATCTCCTTAGATTTCTTATTAATAGATATAAGACAAGCTCCTGTAGGGTCTTTACTAAAACCAAAGTCCATTCCTATACCATAGAAGTCTCCATTAGGGTTAAAGTCCTTAACTTGCCAATTGCTAAAAATAACCCCTTCTGCGACAGAACGCCACCCCCCGAGAATCTGAGCCTTATATTCCTCAGGTCTTTCCTCTTTCATTCTATTGACGTTAGCTAAGAATGTGCTATCTAAATGCTTCTCATTGTCCTTATATGAAGTATGTATATATGTAGTATCTTCTAATGTAGTATTTTCCCCTCCCTGTAGGTCTCTACTCTCAAAGAATCTTTTGTATATCCAATGAGCTTTTGTGGCAGGATTCATAACCATTATAACCCTATTCTGTGCGTCCTTAGAACGCACTGAGAGGTCTATTTTATCAAATAAAAGAGGGTCAGGCATTTCTTCTGCCTCGTCGAGTATCCACGTGGTTATGCCATTTAAAGACTTAAGCGCAGCCGTTTGATTTCCACTCCCTGTCTTTAGCCCCCTGAAGTATATCTTATTGCCTGTAACCTTATTAGTGATATCTGTCTTATTAACTAAGAAGTCATCTCCTAGCCCTAGCATATCAATCTTCTCTGTCATCTCAGGTATAATAGATGTACTTGCAGATGTCATCGTATAACGAGTAAAGAGCACGTTGTGGCCCTTCTCATAAGTAAGCAATAGTATCATAGTAGATATACTAAAAGACTTACTAGAGCCACGCCCTCCTGTTACTATATAGTAGCGTGAGTCGTTAAGGAATAAGGGCTTATATTTAGGGCTTAATTTAATCATTAATCTTCGTCAAATGAGATTAAACCTTTCAATGTTATATTGTGGTCTACTTCTCCTGTGGTGTGTATATCAATTTCTTGCTTAGGTAATCCCGCTCTATACTTTAAGAACAGCTCTATAGCTCTTTGGTCTCCTGACTCAATGCGTTCTAGTAGCTTTTGTATTACTACGTCAACGTCTATGTTATCGTCTAGGATTTGTCTTATGTTTATTACTTCCCCATTAGAGGGCCTGCCTGCGCCTTCTCTTTTGCCCCCTGATTTACCTTTTACTCCTGCCATTTTAGTACTCTTTTGCAACCTATTTGAAAACATTTGATTTCTAGGCCTTTATTTAAAAACAGCCTAATTAACAGGGCGTTACCAAGGCTTTGTTAAAACATCAAAACTATATCTCAAGTTAGGTTGTTCATCTATGTAGTACATCATCTCTATATCATTACTAGAGCCATTCCTAGGCGTTCTCCCGCCTGTTCTCTTTGTAAAGGTAATCTTGCTTAGGTCAGCATAAATGAGGCCATCAAAACAGCTCCAAACGATTATACTATTTAATGGCTTATCCATTAGCTTTTTATATTTACGTTCTGCTAAGGGCAACGGGAAGGCATCACCTATGTATCTATTCCTTCCCTTCACTTCTAAGTAGCCAACATCTCTAATGTAAAAGTCTACATCGTGAGCTCCTAGCTTTTGGTATTCCCACCCGTACCTATTAGCTATAGTTCTCATAGCTTTGTTCTCTCTGTCTACGTCTTTTTGTGTCTCAAATCTCATTGATTCTATCTTTTGCTGTGTTAAAGTATTTATCATCTAGCTCAATGCCTATAAAGTTCCTGTTTAAATTCTTAGCTGCTACTCCTGTACTACCTGAGCCCATTGTGAAGTCTAGAACAGTCTCTCCTTCTTTTGTGTAAGTCTTTATTAAATACTCCATTAATGCAACGGGTTTCTGAGTCGGGTGTGTCTTATTTTTATTGTCATTGTTTATGACTTTTATTTCAATTACATTAATAGGAAATCTATCTGTTTGACCTCCACCTTTCACGCCTTTTTTAGTCTTCCCCATCGTTTCACCATCAGATGTGTTTTTAGTAAACAAATTTACAGGTTTGTGACCTTGAGTTTTTTGAGGGTTGTATGTACATTGTTTTTTATAGAATACGTGTATATTCTCTGTACTTCTTAAAGGCTGTCTTTTTGAGTTTAAAAAACCTGTAGATTTATTTTTCTTCCAAATCCAATCATACTTATAATTCTTAATATTACTCATACGTAAAGCACTACTAAACGGCTCTGCACCAAATAATACTATTGCACCATTAGGTTTTATAATTCTGTTTAGTTGCTCCCACATCAATTTAAAATCTATTACGCTATCCCACTTACAGGCTGTCGTTCCGTATGGAGGGTCTGTTATTATCGCATCTACTGAGCCTGTTGGTATTAACTTCATCTGCTCTATACATTCTCCTTTTATTAATTGTATCATAATTTTATCTTTTTGTGTCTCAAATCTCATTGATTCTATCTTTTGCTATTTCGAAATACTTATCGTCTAACTCAATACCTATAAAATCCCTATTAGTGTTCTTTGCCGCTATCGCAGTACTACCTGAGCCCATTGTTAAATCTACAACCAAATCATTCTCATTGCTAAAAGTCTTTATTAAATCCTCTAACAATAAAATAGGTTTTTGCGTTGGGTGATGTCCTGTATAGTCTTTTTTATATTTTAAGATATTGCTTTTGTATTTGTTTCCTTCCCAAAGGTTAAAGGTGCTTGCAAATCGTTTAAAACAATTAAAATGTATTTCTTTAAGTTCTTTATATTCTCTATTAAAAAAACCTGTCACTTCTCGTAGTTTCAAGTAGTGCTTTTCAGGTATCATTGACGGCTGTAAAGAACTACACCAATGGTAAGCCGCACCTCCGTGCCCTTTTGTGTTTAAACCACAAACACCACACATCTCATCAAGTGTTAATTTTGCTTTTTTACGCTCTATATTTAAGTATTCTCTATAACTATCATCTGCCCCATAAGTACCATGAGAGCCTTTGCTAAAAACCAAAACGTCTTCATAATAATTTAAAGGTGCTTTTTTGGCGGTTAAAGCATTTGCAAAGTGGTCTTTCACCCATATCATAGAATAATTAAATGGTAAGTTTGGCAAAGCTTTGTTAATCAATTCATTTGTAAAAGGTTGCTGAGCTGTTAATATCATTTTACCATTCTTTCTAAGTATTCGGTTTGCAATCTGCATTATTTTGTAAGTATCAATAACATTATCCCATTCTGTTTTACCCTTCATTCCGTGTTGTATAGTATCACTATTACCTAAGTCTTTTACTGTACCATAAGGTAAATCTGTCAATATCAAATCAACACTTCCACTTTCTATCTTGTCGCTTTCAATCAAGCAATCTCCTTTTATTAGTTGCATCATAATTTTATCTTTTTTTAGTTTATATACCGAATATCTTTAATTTAGCCTCTAAGTCCTTAACTTTTGCTTCTGCTGCCTCTAGGGCCTCTTCTGCTTTACGTGCTCTTAAAACAGCGTTATTTCGGCTGTTACGTGCTTCTGAGATTAATCTATTAAAGCCATAGTCTCTAAGCTCTAGGTTATTAGTATAAACAAACACTCTTAAGAAGGCGTTATACATAGCTCCTAGCTCTTTGTTATCAGGCTTAGCATCTAGCCACTTACCTAATACGTCACATATTAACGTAGTATCAGCTCCCTTCTGTAAAAATTCAATCGTCGGTAGTGTCATCATAGGTAGGTATTGCTTTACAATTAAAATTCTTATCTGTATTATTCCACATCTCTATGGCTTGTCTTATCCCTTCGGCTGCGTTAAAGTCGTTCTCTTCTGCAGCCTCTAGCTCTACTTCTTTTACTCTATCCACAGGTACGCTCATACCTAAAGCATAAAGCGCACCCTCATAGTTTATAGTTACTAATTCTTTGTCTAGCATTATAGTGTACCTTCTTTATGGTATTGCGATAAATCAATCAGTTCGTCAACAAAAAAGGCTTTGTATATGCCTATAGCTGCGTCTAGTTTTAGCTTACCCATTGCTAGGGTTTCTTTAGAGGCTTTAAACACTCCTATATCTGTTGTAGTCTTATCTATTACTAACCAATAGAAGTCAGGTACATCGTATAGCTGAGTATATAGGTAAGCCTGTAGGTCATAGTCATACTTAGAGATAGTAAACTTAAACTGATTTACGCTCTGTCCGTTCTTAAGCTCTACATCCTTTAGACCATCATTGGTAGTTTTAACGTCTGCTACGTATTCACCTACTTTTAATATATCGGCTTTACCTCTTATAGCTAACCCTTCAATCTCTACTAGAGCAGGCTCTTCTGTTTTAGCTCCTTTCATAAAAGATACACAAGCGTCATTCTGTAAGAAGGCTGCTGATATTCTAGAGGCCATATACTTCTCCTTAAGCGTGTAGGTAGTCTCAGCTCCGTTTTGCTCTTTAGCTAGTTTCCACTTAGTAGTATTCTTACTAGATGTATCTACAAAGGTAAATTGTCCGTACTTCTCGGGCTCTAATATTTCAGTATGTACTAACTTACCATCTCTTAGGGCCTGAGTCTCTGTCATTCCCTTCTTCTTCATGTGAGCAAACCACTTCGGTGATTTAAGTAACCACTTCATTGTGGAGTAGCTTAATACTCTGTCTAAGTTTAAATGCTTATAGTAAAATTCGTCTCCTACCATATTGTCTAGCGTCTCCTGTAGGTCTACCTGTTCGTGATTTAATAGTGTTACTTTCATATTATTGTAGTTGGTTATTGTATAGGTCTAGCTCTTCTAGTGACGTATTAAGGTCAGCTTCTATATCTAGGAATCTATCACAGTTAATAAAATCGTCTTGTGTATCTAGTTGGTTGTATATGTTTGAGAAGTTCATAATTAGTTTTTGTTTAGGTGTAATGCTAAATTGGTTTCAGCTTGGTCTAGTTCTCCTAGAGTTACTCTACCGTATCTGTAATCTACGTAAGCGATACTCCTTAATAGTTGTAATGTGATTGTTTTGTTTAACATAGTTTTTTAGTTTCTTAGAGCGTGACCTGCCCCTGATGATAAATTATTTAATACAGCCTTAGTCTTTCTAAGTGCCTTTCTAACTTTTACTTTTTGTCTTTTACTCATAATATTGGTTTTTGTTTTGGCGTCATTGCCTGTGCAAAGATACAGACTCTTTTTAGTTAAAAAAAACTTTTTTGCAATTATTTTTAAATTAATTTCTTTTGTGCTGATTACTAGATACTTGCGTAGTAATATTTTTTACCATCTGTGGTCTTTCCGCCCTCTTCGTGCATAGCTAACCTTTTAAATTCGCTCTTATCCTTTATATCTGCCTGTCTCTTATCTGCTTCTCTTCTTATTATAGCCTGTTCTATGTTTACAAATGATTTTAATTGGTTGTCTATAAAGTATTGTATTCTATCTTCAGGTATTCCTACTAATAACTTATCTATAGTGTCTTGTGTCATTAATCTAGCCACATTAGTTCTAAGCTGTGCGTTCTCTTCTATTAAGTTAGCGTTACGTAGCTCATAAGCTTCTAGGAGCGTGTCTGTGGCGTTCTCACACTCTTTGACGTCTAAGTTACCTAGTATATCTTTTACTGCGTTGTATCTGCTTCTGAAGTCGGGGTCAAACTTTACCTCGTGTTCAAAGTTCTTTAATG